ATAGAATTGAAACTAATCGAGGCCGTACTGCTCTTAGCGATCAATTTCAAACAGGATCGCTTATTTTACGTATAGTAGATCAAAATGGCGATTTTAACCCACAAAACGTATCAGGGCCTTATTACAATTTATTAACACCTATGAAGAAGGTGCAGATTACTGCTACCTATGGTTCTACTACTTATCCTATATTTGCAGGTTTTATTACAAGTTATGTAACTACCTACCCACAAGAATCAGAGGATGTAGCGACTACTACTATACAAGCTGTAGATGCTTTTAGATTAGCCCAATTAGCACAGATAAGCACTGTTACTGGCGCTACTGCTGGCGATCTATCAGGTACTCGTATCAATGAGATATTAGATGAAATTGACTGGCCAATATCACAGCGTGATATAGATGCAGGTCTTACTACATTACAGGCAGATCCAGGCACTAACCGCACAGCATTACAGGCTTTACAAACTGCTACAGAATCTGAATATGGCGCTATCTATGTTAGTGCCGATAATAACTTTGTATTTCAAGATCGAGGCGTAACTGCTGGATCTATTGGTGGCACACCTACAGTCTTTGCAGATAATGGCACAGGAATAGATTACTTTGATGCTACCTGGATATTAAACGATGTATTGGTATTTAATAAAGCCACTATCACTAGAGCTGGTGGATCGCCACAGGTAGCCCTAAACCAAGCCAGCATAGATAAGTACTTTTTGCATAGTTATTTTTTAGATAATCTATTAATGCAGTCAGATGCAGTAGCCCTAGATTATGCCCAGGCTTATGTGGCTAGTAGGCAAGAAACTTCTATACGAGTAGATGCCATAGTCCTAGATCTATACACCGATAATTACAACTCAGGTATATTGGCAGCTTTAGATTTAGATTTTTTTGATCCGATTACAGTTAAGACTACCCAGCCTGGCGGATCGCTTTTAGAAAAGACTTTACAGATTTTTGGGGTACGGATGGCAATTACCCCGAATAGTTGGAAAACCACGTTCACGACACTAGAGCCCGTTATAGATGCATTTATCCTAAATAATAGCATTTATGGCACTTTAGACTATAATGTCCTAAGTTACTAAGGAGTAGAGATGGCAGCAGGTTTAGGGTTTAAGGATTTTACTACAGGCGAGGTATTGACCGCAGCCGATGTCGATGGCTACTTGATGCAAGGTATCTGGGTGTTTGCTAGCAACGCTGCTAGAGATGCAGCTGTGACAGCACCAGCAGAAGGTAACTTTGCATTTACTAAAGACACTAACAGTTTATGGTATTACGATGGCGCAGCCTGGGTTGCATCTGGCGCAACTGGTGATATCGAAGGCGTTACCGCTGGTGTTGGTATTTCAGGTGGTGGCACTTCTGGCACAGTAACAGTCACAAACTCTATGGCAACAGCAATAGACGCAAAAGGTGATTTAATTGGTGGAACTGGCGCAGATACTTTTGCACGGCTAGCAGTAGGCACAAATAATCAAAGATTAGTTGCAGCAAGTGGTGAAACGACTGGATTAAAATATGTTTCAGATACTCAAAATACTGTTGTTGATGCTGCTGGAGATTTACTTTATGGAACCGCTGCTGATACTTTAGGTAGATTAGCCATTGGCACAGCAGGTCAAGTTCTTCAAGTTAATTCAGGAGCAACTGCCCCTGAGTGGGCTACGCCTGCTGGCGGCAGTTCAGGTCTAAACCTTATTGTAACTGATCCATTTAGCGCAGTTTCATCAATTACTAAAGATAGTTTATTTTCGACTACTTATGACAATTATTTGATTTTAATTGAATTTACTGCAAGCGCAACCTGCTCGTTTAATTTTTATTTTAGAAGTGGTGGTTCAAACATAACATCTGGTTATGCTCGGCAGACTTTAGGTTCAACAGGCACTACAGTAAATGCTGCTCGCACAACTGGCAGCGGTGAAGCAACTGTGGCCAATAGTTGTGATACTGGACGAAATTACATTATATTAAACATAGCATCACCATTTTTAACACAGCGTAAAGGTATTGTTTCAGAGGCTCTTTGCACCGCTAGCACAATTATCAATGAACGCTATATGAATGTTTCAGACAGCACCTCATCTTGCACAGGCATTTATCTATTCCCAAATACAGGAAACATTACTGGAAAGGTAAGTTATTACGGATATGGCAAATAATTTAATTGCATTAGTTGATGGTGAAACTGTCATACTTGAAGGCGAAGCACTGGATGAACTGTTAGCGGCACAAGCATCTGCTACTGCAAAGTTAGAAGCAGAAAAGGCAGAAACAGAAGCAAGGGCTCAAGCTAAAGCAGCAGCGCAAGCCAAACTTACAGCACTTGGTTTAACTGTTGAGGATTTACAAGCTCTAGGTTTGTAATGCAACCAAAACTATGTGCAGCTGGTGTGCAGTTAAGAGATCAAGTTGATACGTGGTTTCCAGATAGGTGTACTAAAAGTCCAGAAGGATGGTTGGGCGATAGTCGTCACTCCGCCAGAAAATCGGATCATAATCCAGACGAACACGGGTGGGTCAGAGGTCTTGATCTTAATGCTCGGTTGGAGTCATCCGACAGCCTCGCACCTTATCTGGCTGACCAGATCAGAATCGCAGCCAAATCGGATCCACGCTTATCATACGTCATCTATAACGGGAGAATATGCTCAAAGATATTAAATTGGAAGTGGCGTAAGTACAAAGGCATTAATCCACACAAACGACACATACACATTAGCTTTACAAAGTTAGGCGACAAAGATAGCAAGCCGTTTGATATACCACTAATAGGGGGCAAGATATGAAGATAAGCAAAAAACAAAAGGCGATACTAAAGTCATACGCACGTGGCGTATTGGTATCATTCTTAACATTCTTAGCAAGTAATGAATTAGGTTTAGACCCAGCGTTGTCTGTAGTAATTGCAGCTTTGGCTGGTCCAGCGGCTAGGGCTTTAGATAAATCCGATGTAATCGGTACTAGTGAGAAGTGAACCCTGGAGAATGGGCTGGCTTTGGCGCTGGCGTTATGGCCGTGCTATCAGGCGGGCTAATAGGATTACGTTTCTTAGTTAAAGGCTGGCTTAATGAGTTACGCCCGAATTCTGGCAGCAGTATTAAAGATGCCGTTGATCGAATTGACCAAAGAAGTTCGAGGCTAGAGCAGCGTGTCGATGATCTCTTTATTTTAATCAGTAAGTCATAATTTAAAAATGGCTACTAAACGCAAACCAAAGAAGAAGCCAGTACGTAAGCGTAGGACTACTAAAGAGCCTGTACTTACAAAGTTAGACTTTTGGGCTATAGCAGCTAATGAGGTTTATATGGCGTGCCGTAAGTCTGGAATGGATGAGGGCACAGCTTTAGCCTTTGCGATGGATAGGTCAAGTTATCCAGACTGGATCGTAGATACAAAAGATCCTATTAAGAATCCACTTGACGATTTTGATGAGGATGACGATTAAGCGTTGGCTAGTAATATCCGACCTACAAGTGCCCTATCATCACGAGGCAGCTGTAAAAAATGTAATCAAGTTAGCGAGGCGTGAGAAATTTGATTCTGTATTGGTGGTCGGCGATGAGATGGACTTTCAGTCAATTAGCAAGTGGGCTGAGGGCACACCTTTGGCTCACTCAGAAGATCTACACGCAGATCGTGAGCTATGTAAGCAAGTCCTTTGGGATCTCGGTGAGTACAGTCCAGAAATGCACATTATCAGGAGCAATCATTGCGATCGCCTTTATAACACTTTATTAAAAGTACCTGGCTTAATCAATCTACCTGAATTACAGTACCCAGCCTTTATGGGCTTTTCTGAGATGGGTATGACCTACCACAAGACAGCCTATGAATTCCATCCCGACTGGGTTTTGTGCCACGGCGATGAGGGAAGTATGAGTCAGCACGCTGGTATTACCGCATTAAATTTAGCCAAGAAATTTGGTAAATCAGTAGTTGCTGGGCATAGCCATAGACTAGGCGCCAGTGCCTATTCAGAGGGCGTAAACGGCCATTACAGGGCTTTATATGGGGTAGAGGTAGGAAACCTTATGGATCGTAAAAAAGCCTCTTATATCCGCTATGGAAGCGCTAATTGGCAGATGGGCTTTGCTATACTAGAAGCTAGTGGCAAGACCCTGACACCGACCCTGGTGCCAGTAAATAAGGAT